AAGAGGAATTATTAAAAATAGCACAGGAAAGTTTATCTTCGGATGAAGTAAGCAAAATTGTCAAAGAAAAATTTATGAATGCATTGGGAGGAGCAATCGAAGATGCTTTTCGCTGGGGAGATGCAAAGCATGCCATTGAGGAAAAGGTAAAAGAAGTCATGGTTCCATACATTGAGAGTTATGATTTTTCAGAGTATCTTCCTAAACTTGATTCTGTTCTAACAGAGATTGTTAATTCGAATTTTTGCATTGGCAATAAAAAGGTTTTGGAGAATTTTAAAAACCTTATGATTGAGCCGGAGCAGAAAGAAATCAAACTTACGGATTTGTTCAAGGCATGGATTAAACAATGTGAAAGGAATATTGACACAGACGATTTAGACATTGATTACGATGATAGTGTTTCTTATCAATCCGTAGAATGTGAAATGCGGTTTGAGTTGGAAGATAAGCCATCATGGAGTAGCACACAGAGAGCAGTTATCACATTTGAAAACGAGCATGACGAAAACTTGAATGTAGAAATTCCTGTGTCAAAGTGGATATGGAATAGCCACAATGAAGAACCGTATACGCTTTCTGTCAATAAGGATTTGACGATTTCGTCACTTAGAAACTTGAGTGAATTTGAGGTTTTACTTTTGAGATTATCCAGAGCCGGAACAGCCATCATTATTGATAAGGAATATGATGATGATTATATTCAGCCGGAAAAACAGCCAGAAGCATCATTTAGCTAGGAGAAAATGTTATGAAGAAATGCCCATACGAAGAAAATAAAATATGCACCAAGGACTGTAAATACGCTCTGACGTGCATCCAGAGAAAGTCGAAGAGGGAAAGGAGCAGGTAGAATGATTGAATGTATGAGAACAGAAGCAACAAGAAAAACGGTCACGGAACAAAGGTGGATTCCGGTTAAATATCATGAATTGACAGAGGAAGAGCGGAAAGAGTGCTTATTCTCCGCAGACATTAAGTATATGCTTGACTGTGAGCTTCCTGATGATGAGCAGGAAATCATTGTGACCGACGGAAGGCATGTGTGGGTTGATACCTGCATCGTGAATGATGGGTATGCATTGGATAGCGAACACGATTGGATTGAGGACGTTGTAGCCTGGATGCCCCTGCCGGAACCGTACCGGGAAAGCGAGGAAGAACAATGAACAAAGATTTGAGTGATAAGGAAATAGAAAATTTTAGTAATCTGACAAATAAGGTATTGAAAGAAATATGTCGTATATCTGATGCACACAATATAGACAGAGATAGCACATTAAAATACTTTGCAGATATGCTTACGACTTTTACAAAAGTTGCGACTATACAGAATTATGACAGCAAGCAGACCAACGCCGATCGGATTCGGAACATGACGGACGAGGAACTGGCAGTCAATATGATGTGTCCGAATGAAAATGGGTTAGCCGAAATTGACTGCGACAAGAATGATAATTGTAATTGTTACGAGTGCTTATTAAAGTGGCTTCGGGCAGAAAGTGAGGATAACATGGAGAGATTAACATATGTGGCAGAGAATGGAAAAGTTTTATTTCATCCAGCAGATTTACCGGATGATGAGGGAATTACCATTACCCAGCTTGCGAAAGATGGAAGATACAAAGCCCTGGAAGAGATTGCGGAAAGACTTGCAAATAGAGAGCAAGCCGAGGAGCAGGGATTGCTTCTGCGGCTGCCGTGTAAGGTGGGAGATAAGGCTTACATTATTGTAGGAAAAGACATATCTAAACAGACAATCCAAAGAGTAACGATTGGTTCTGATAAAATATTAGAATTTT